CCCATTAAGAGCCTTGACCTGAGGCTTCAGCCAAGGATAAGTTGACTTATCAATGCCATACAGAGTTCCGGAAGTAGCGAAAATGGCTCCAGCTCCGGTGAGCTCAAGGTCTTTATTTCCGGCTACTGTCAAATAAACAGTTGATTTAACGTTGGTAGAAATGTCCGTAGTCACAACGACCTTAATCTGGCTGGTGGAGTCATCGACAAAAACGACCTCCAGTTCAGCCCCATTGGCCACAGCGGTACCATTGGCAGTATACAGGTCAACAAACATCCCCTCAGCCAGGTACATAACTGTGTCCAGGGTAATCGTCAGGAGCTTGGGCGAACCTGCTGCGTATACAGAATTAGCGGTTACGGTAGCAATTTTACCGGTTCCATCTCCCAGCACCTGTCTGGATAGGTCCAGTTTGGCATCAATTTCGCAGTCGGAAATCTCAGTTTCCAACATATTCGCAAAAGCTCCAACGCTGGACTTGGAAGCCTCGATGGTTTTGTCCGTAATTCTAAAGCGAGAGAAGAAGTTTTTAGTCTCCCATTTTGCTTGTTTAGTCTTACGGGCGTTGGGAGTCGGCAGCAGGCCGTCGTCTGCGCGGTTCCCGATGCCGCCGGTGCGACCATACCGCAAGGCCATAACGATGTCTTTGCCAACGACATTCTCGCTGGTTTTTTCAATCTGAGCTAGAAAGGCGCTCGCCTTGTCATTTAATTGATAACGCAAGCCGTCCAGGTAAAAGCTCTTTAAAGCCTCCTGGACCCTGGCTAAATTAGTTCCAACATAATCTGGCATATTTTATTACCTCCAATTCTTAGCCTCCCATGAGGTAAGACTTAAATGCCCTTGTGGCATCCTTTACAGACCTTATCTCTGGGGGCGGTGTTGCGGGAGCCGCGCTCCCTGGATGCGAGCCTATCATCGCTGGTTTAGGCTCCTGCTTTATTTGCTCGGAATACGTTTTTAACACAATTTTCTGCAGGTCTGGATTCTGGGATAGTTGTTGCAGGAAATTCGGGTCCTTTAACATGTCCTCTATTTTGGGCTGGGACGCTTTTTCTGCGTCCAGCACTTCTGCTTTGGCCATCAGGTATACAGCCTCTATAGCGTTCGGTAAGTTCAAAAACTCGGCAGGTTGTTGCTGTAAAATCTCAGCAGCCTTTTCCCGATAATTTTCAAAATCCGAATACTTTTGCTGCACTTCCCCGACCTTGTTGTCCCAGTAGGCACGTTCTTGCTGTTGCTGAAAGTGCTGTACCACGGGCTCAAGCGCCTGGAGCTGGGGCGAAATAGCATCTTTTACGGTCCCTTGAAATAACTCCTGGAGAGCATCCTTGGGATTTTCGTAAAACTTCTCGAACCAGCTCTCAGAGTCAAAGGCTTCTGGCTCCGCAGCAGGTGGCTCGTTCTGCTGCGCCTGCTGCGTAGTCCGTGACTCCAGCTCCTGAATTCTTTGCATCAAGGTTTGTACCTGCTGGGCCTGCTGCCCCATCTTATTGCCCTGTTCGCCGATTTTCTTCTCAGCGTTCACATAGCTCTTGACCAGGGCGTCAATATTAGGTGTTCCATCAGCATTTAAGAACTTGGCCGGAATTTCGGCGGCTGGTTCTGCTGACCCGAGTCCTGTCGGTTCCTGTGTCTCGGTGACCGCTTGTTGCTGTTGAGCAGGCGGTTCCGTCTGTTCAGGCTCCGCAAAAAAACTCATAACTGCTTCCCTGCGCTGGTCCCTGGTGGCATTTTCGTAATCAAAAGCCCCTGGTTCAGCGTTAGACTCGGTGGCAGCCGGTTCTTGTCCCTGCGGCTCCGCGGCTACCGACCCGGAGTTCTCCGCGAATAACTGTAAATCGAATTTAAACACTATTTTTCCTCCTTTGCGGCCTTTCGGTTCTCGCATTTATTTAAAAATATTGAAATTGTCGTGCCCGCTGGTCCCCTCCCACAACCATAAAAAATGCGAACATATATCCCCACTCGCGCCTTTTGTTTTTTTAAGTTTTAATTCTGTTCCTGGGGCTCCTCTTCTTCTTGTTGCGTCATCAAAGGAGCCAATGCCTGCATATGCGTCATTACATGGGCCTCAAAAATCTGCTCTACCTGCGGCATCTGCGTAATGAGCGCCTCGTACTCAGTGGATAGCCGGAACTCGTTGTGGCGCTTGATATGCAAGAAATGGGAATCGTAATGAACCGGCATAACCGGAGCTCCAGATGCTAACTGCCTGTTCTCTCTCTCAGCCTTGGCGCTATGCAACTGGTCATCATCGTCAACGCCCTCCCAATCGAGGAACTGCAACATTTCCATAATCCTTGTACGAGCCGGACGGTCTATGGCACCGGTGTCCGGATTATGGAATAACCCCATCCCTAGGAGGTCAAATACCATCTGCCTCCTCTGGGTCGGGGACTCAGATAGCGCCGAAAAGCTGTCCATGATAACGTCTTCCGGCTTCAGGTCCGAGGCGGTCCAATCCAGAACATCGACTACGTTGTCTTTTCCTGCGACCCTGACCAGGCGCGGCATTTTAACGAACTGTTTCAGCAGCCGCAGCCACTGAGAGCCGCACTCTATTAGCCCTTCCTCGATGTTGTTTGCTGTATCGGCGAGCCTCGTTTCATCTTGCTCTAAAGCCAGAGACATAGCTACCCCAGATTTAACGCCGGGTGGAGCCATGGATTGTCTGGACATCTCGGATACTCCCGAGAGTATGGAAAATTCTGTTAAGAGGGTCTGCTCCTCGGTCTCGAAAGCCGGGGGCAGCGGCGCGTTGTCAGCTCTTCTGGGCGGCTGAGTCCCGGCGCGATACTGGCATATATAGTTGCGAGACCCGCCGTTTGCCTCCAGGTCGCTCAGGTCAACGCTGTTTTCCTCTACTACCCAGCCGCCGACGGCGCAAGCTGCCAGGTACTCAGCTTTCCTGTTTCTCAGGGCATTGTATCTGCGCTGTATTGGGATAAGCCTCTCGACTATTGTTCTGCCCCAGAACAAACCTGGACGCTCAACGCAGCTCATCTTGACAAATGGCAGCCCTGGCTCGCCATCTTTGTCTATCCTGTAGGGCAGTGGCCCAAAATACAGCAGCTGGTGATTCGCTACCACTATCTGCCTACCCTGTGGGTACTTCTTGCTCGGGCGCTCGTGGTATTCCTTTACGATTGCCGCTCTCTTTAAGGACTCGTTCATTCCAGTCGAGTAGGTCTTTCCTATGAACCCTCCGCCAGTCATCAGCGCCTGGAGCCTTACTGCCTTGGTTTCTTCGGGCGTTACGCTTACACCCCAAATCTCCTTGATTGTGTCAACCGGGTATATCTTGGCATGGATAATACTTCGATTGTCGGCTATTTTTTGACTGAACGGACTGTCCGGAAATATCTCGGGCGCAGGACAAACTACTACTTCCAGGTCGCCCTCCCGCATAAGAACCGGCTGGCCAGTCTCAGGGTTTATCATGGGCTCCCCGGTCTCCGGGTCTATTTGAGGCACCAGCGGCCCTGCATCCGGGTTCCAGATGCTCTTTATACAGACCGTCCCAGTTACTTCCAGCCAGCGTATTACTTCATGTAATTTGTCCCTGATTTTTTGGTCGTGCTGTATTGAAGAGAGCAACTGAGTGCTTACCTTAGTTGCCCTGATATCCGACTTCTCAGAACTTCCTGCCCTGGCTTTAAGTACCGGGCGCATTTTCCCAAGTCGAGCTTGTCTCGCCTCGATGTTAGGAGCTATATGGTTAAAGACCTCTCGCTCCTCCCACCAAAATTCCTCGGGAACTCTATCTAAGGTCTGAGCTACTTCGTTAATCTGAACGTACTGGTTGCCCTCCATAAAAGCTATATTAAGCCTCCATTGGAGCTCAAAAGGAACTCTTTCTTTCTGCCTTCGCTCGAACTCTTTTTCGACGAAGTCAATCATTTCTTTAGCGCTCGCAGTGGCATAGGGGTCATCTCTGGGCATCTGTGCCCCCATGGGTCCCTCCTGCGCTGATGCCCCCATGCCCCCTCCTTCCCACTCGGGACTAGGGAGCTCTGGGGACTGCTCTCTTTTTTTGCCAATTCCCAGTGCATCTAAAATTCCCAACTACGCTCCCTCCTCTTTGCGCTCAGGACAGCGAATAGAGTGCATTTTGCAGGATTTTTCGTTATCGAACTCCTTGTTACAATGTTCACAAGCAAAAACCTCGGCTCCCAGCCCCAGCGCCTTCCCGCTTTCAATCAGAGAGGCGGCGCAATCATGGCATAGCTGCATGAATAACTGCCCCGGTCCATCCGGGTTGCCAATCCTCCATGCCGCCCTGTTCCTGCAGCTATAAGAGTCACAAAAAACACTCTTAATCGGCTGTTCCATTATTTGACATTTCATTCTTCTCTCCCCCTTTCCTAGCGATATGCCCTCGCCCTGATTTTCCTGGTATTTCTACGGGCAATGGCGTCCTTGTGAGCCCGTATCATCGGGGTCTCCGCAGTTAGCCCGATTGATTTATCCACATGGTAAGCAACCAGGCCATAACTCAGAGAGTCATACTGGTTGTCAATCGAGCAGTCAGCCACTTTTTCTGGGTCATGGTTGTCTTTGGGCAGCTTCGGCAGCGTCTCCAGGAGATGCTTGCAGGTATTAAAAATCTTGAGCTTAGACCTCCTGGTGCCATCCTCGTCCTCGATTGTCTTAAGGTATTCGTGCACGACCGCCTTCCTCAGCCTGCGGTCTACAATCGCCCTCCTGAACCCTATCTGCAGCCCCCCATCCCTGTAGTAATCTATAAGGGTCTTGCCGGTGATGTCCCGGTGATGCGTGTTCCAGGCATCCAGTCCGGCAACACAAAAATCCAAATATTCTTGTCCAACGGTCAAGTTTCCGTTGTCATCCAACGATGCCGCAGAATTAAACTCCACGACACTGGTCGCCTGGTCGCTATACAGTATTTTGGGGTCATCCCTGGACCTGGAAAACTCACGATAAACATACACATTTCCGTCCTCGTCCACCGCATACCAGAGCCACGCGAACGGGTGGTCGTAGCCATTGTCTACGCTTATCCATCTGCGCCAGTGTTCCGGTATTCTAAAGGGCTCGCAGACGTGCAGCTCGGGGTTAAATTCCGGAAA